TCGGAGGGCCACGGGGGCGAACCGGAACCGGAGCCCCGCGTGGCTTACGCCTATACCGGCACGTGCGAGGATGGCGGTACGCTGATAGAGGCTACTTCCGCAAGTTATGACAGTCTCGTGTCCGGATTGATCCGGAGAGAGTATTCCGCCGATCGGGTAGAGGCGATAACGCTGAATAAATTGAGCTCGGATAATGAGAGAAAGGCCGAGTTTGAGGCCGAGTTCGCCTGTCTGGAACGTTACCGTAACGACTGCAAGGCGAGGGTACGTGCCTTGCTGGGTATGCCCGAAAGCGTCTCGAACACCCTTTAAATACCGTTCGAGATGCGTATCTATGATAAGACAGGCGAGGTATTGCTTGACATCCCGGTGGACGATGACAGCTATCGTTACCGGGCGATAGCGCAAGCGAAGAAGGTGGAGCTGCGTTACTCCCTAGTGGATCACGTGGAGCTGCCCACCGGGGCGTATATCGAGTACCAGGGGGAAAGGTACACGCTGTGGTACCCTTCGGATTTCAAGAAGGAGGGCACGAGGGTCCTCGACTATACCGTCACCTTCGGCGGCAACGAGGAGATCCTGAAAAAATATAAGTACAAGCTGTTGTCCGACAAGCCGTACAAGCTCAAGTTCGTCATGACGGCCACGCCGGGGATGTTCATGGAGCTGCTGGTGGACAACTTGAATCTTTATGATTCCGGCTGGACGGTCGGTACGGTGATCGAGGCCCCGGAGAAACTGTTGTCGTTCAACCATGAGAAATGCTGGGCTGTATTGGGGCGTTTGGCCGAGGAGTTCGACACGGAGTTCGAGATCGTCGGAAAGACAGTTCACTTGCGCAAGGTGGAGTACTTCAAGGATGCCCCGGTCGCTCTCAGCTATGGCAAGGGAAACGGTTTCCTTCCGGGTGTAGGTCGTGCGAACCAAGGCGACAACCTCCCCGTGGAGATATTGTACGTGCAAGGCGGTGAGCGGAATATCGATTACTCGGCCTATGGCAGCCAGACCTTGCTGCTCCCCAAGTCGCAGGAGCTTTCCTATCAAGGCAGACGCTACAAGACCGACAAGGACGGGATGTATGTCACTCGTGCGGACAGGCCCCTTTCCTCTTATAATGAGGACAGCTACGATGCCAGCGATATATATCCATCCAGGGTTGGCACGGTGAGCGAGACCGACACGGAGCCGGGCGAGGACACGGACGGGAACGATGTCACGTTCTACAACTTCTATGACTCATCGGTTCCCGCCAACCTCAATTTCGAGGATTGCCTAATCGCCGGTCAGACCATGACGGTTATTTTCCAGACAGGCCGTCTGGCGGGCCGTGAGTTCGACGTAAAGTACATACATGACGGTCGTAAGTTCGAGATCGTACCGGCTGAGCAGGACGGCATGGATCTTCCCAACTCGTCCCTGTATCCGGAGGTGGGAGACAAGTACGCCGTCTTTAACATATCCCTTCCCACAGCCTACGTATGCGACAACGCCGCCAAGACCGGGGCGAGCTGGGACATGTTCCGGGAGGCGGTACGCTACCTGTACGAGCGTGAGGAGCGGCAATTCACATTCAGCGGAGAGCTGGACGGCATATGGGCCAAGAAGAATTGGTTGGCGATCGGCGCCAAGCTGGCACCCGGCGGTTATGTCGATTTCAGCGATCCCCAGTTCCAGCCGGACGGTATCCTGATCCGGGTCACCGGGGTGAGGGATCACATTAATAGGCCCCACAGTCCGGAGCTTGAGCTATCCAACACGCCGGTAGGCGGTTTCCTGTCCGATGAGCTGGGCAAGCTGGAGAGCGAGGAGGTGACGAACGAGACACGGCACAAGCAGGCCGTATCGTTCACCCTTCGCCGTTGGCGTGACGCGGTGGAGATGCAGGGGATGCTGGAGAGAGCGTTCAAGGATTACGGCAAGGGGCAGGCGATGTCGTGGCTTCGCACCATGTCGGTATTGGTGGGACATGAGTCGTTGCAGTTCCGTTTCGTCAACCGTATTCCCACGGAGGACGGACAGGCGGTCACCGAGGTGGATCACGCCTTCACGTATGACCAGCGGAAACGTACGCTTACCACCCCCTCCGGGATCTTGCAGCACATGACATTGGGGATAGACTCTCTCGCCCCCTCCCACAAGGTGACCGAGTATAAGTACTGGAACATGGCGGCCTATACGTCTCCCTATCTGGGGGATGACACGGAGGCCATGTACCTGTACGCCCGCTGCGCCAAGTCGGGATCGGCGGGCACGTTCTTGTTGAGCAAGGAGCCGATGGACTTGGACGACGGCTCGTATTACAACCTCCTTTGCGGGGCTTTGAGTACAGAGGTGGACGGCCAGCGTAGTTTCTCCACGCTTTACGGCTTCAGCGAGATAGGCCCGGGATGGATGCGGCTGAACAAGATCATTAACATGGACGGCACGCAATATTGGGACATGCTGTCGAAGGCGTTCCGGATCGGCGATGAGAACGCCTTCCTCTCGTATGACCAACAAAAAGGACTCATGCTGAAAGGCAGTATCTACCAATCCCCATCGGGTGAGATCGACTATCCGGAGGTGGATCGGGGCGCTTACTCCGATAGGCTCGTCTATTATCCCGGTGATAAGGTGTCTTACGATGGCAACGTGTATAAATGTACCTCCCAGACCACGCCCGGTATCGATCCCACGAACACGAGGTACTGGAAGAAACTGGTTGCCAAGGGGACTAACAGCTTCAAGAGCACGGTGTTCATCCGTACGAACGCCACGCCTTCCGCCCCTGTGGGCGGCTCGTACGCCTCCCCGTTACCGACCACGGCGGGATGGAGCGACGGGATACCGTCCGGTGAGGCGATATTGTGGGCTTCCACCCGTATCTTCTCGTCGGACGGCAAGGATCCGCAGCAAACGGTATGGACGACCCCGAGGCAGATGACGGATACGGCCGATTTCGACGTGGAGTTCTCATCCGTAGCGAGCCCGTCAGCCCCGAACGGTCATCCTAATACGAACAAGCAATGGAGCGACACCCAGTCCACGGACACGGTCTGGATGGCCACCAGCACCAAGAGAAACGGAGTATGGAGCGCGTGGAGCGTATCCAAGATCAAGGGAGAGGAAGGCAAACCGGGAAAGGACGGGATAGACGGCACGGATGGCGAGGACGGGAAAGACGGCGATCCCGGTCCCCGTGGCGATCGTGGCCCCCGCTGCACCTACCGTGGCGATTACGACTCAAGCGCTACCTATAACGCCAGCTCCAAGATTACCGATATCGTATCGATCAAGAATAGCGATGGCACCCGCACGTATTATGTGGCGAAGGTGGATGATAACGAGCCTACCTTCAAGGGGAAACATCCGACCAATACCGCCTATTGGGACACCTTCGGGGCGAACTTCTCCAGCGTGGCGACCGATTTGCTGATGGCACGGAAGATAGCTGCCTCGGAGATTGACGTGGAGGAGATCTTCGCGAACTTGGCAAGGATCGGAAACTTCACCATCACGAACGGGTCACTGGCCGTGGATACGTCCGTCTCGGATCGTACACAAATCACCTTTCCGCAAATGTTGACTATCGGGAAGACCACGCAGTTCGCCGGGAAGTTCGGAAACCGTAGCTCGTGGGGCGGTGTGTTCTTCGAGGGATTCGGTCCCTATTTTTACGACATGGGGGTAGAGAAAGTGTTGTACAGGGAGGGCACGGGGGTCGTGTTTAACGCCCCGGGCGGGAGATACCCGTTCTTGGGGGTACGGATCGATAACGGCAACGGTATCTATGGCTGGAACAGTCCCGGGAATATAGCCAACCTGTATATCAACAAGGACGCCGCGAGCACGGCCCATGTGTATATCACCAATTACCAAGGCTTGACCTCGTCCGATATCCGCCTGAAGAGCGTCTTCTTCGATATCCCGGACGTGCTGGATAAGCTGGAGGGTATCTCCGCGTTCTACTACACGATGAAGGAGGACGAGGACAAGCTCCTTCGCATCGGCGTGTCGGCGCAAGCCGTCCGAGAGGTTCTTCCGGAGGCGGTACAACTCATAACACCGGATAACGGGGATTCCTATTACGGCGTGGATTATATCCAGATGTTGACCGCATTTGGGATCAACGGGATCAAGGAGCTTTACGCCAAGGTCAAGGCACTTGAGAAGAGGGTGGAAGAGTTGGAGAACAGATAGAAAATATTATAAGCCTTTATCGGGGGCGGGCAAATGAAAGCCCCCGTATATATTAAAAGAAAACGAGATGAAAGGATTTGAGGAAGTTTTTATCGTTGCGTGGATAGTCTTCGGGCTGTACATGCTGGTGTTCATGGTCGTAGGCGCTGATCTGTGGAGCGGCGTGAGGAAGGCAAAGCGAAGGGGTGAGGTGAGATCGAGCTACGGTTTCAAGCGGACGGTTGACAAGTTGGCGAGGTATTACAACCTGCTCATAGCGTTGACTGTAGTTGACTGCATGCAGATGGGAGGTGTTTGGTACCTTGATGGCTACTACGGCTATCATATCCCGATCTTCCCTGTCATAACATTGATCGGCGCGATAGGGCTGGGCTGTATCGAGGTAAAAAGCATCTTCGAGAAAGCCGAGGACAAGGTAAGAAGCGATTACCAGCAAGTGTTGATGCTGGCCGGAGAGATCGCCAAGCACCGGACTGATCCGGAGGAGATAGCGAAAGCGGTTGTTGATTATATAAATAAGGGGAGTGGAAAATGAGAAATAATAGTCTGCCCAGAGGGTTGAGAAACAACAACCCCGGGAACATCAAGAGGAACAGCGATGTCTTCCAAGGCGAGAAGACAAGCTCAGACAAAGAGTTCAAGCAATTTAAATCGATGGCATACGGGTATAGGGCGATCTTCAAGATCCTGTCTAA